CGTTTACACTTACTGCAGTTAGAATTTGTTTACGATTTGATCCCTTGCTTGTATAAGAAGCATGAACCCAACCGCTGTTTGGTCCTTCTTTAGGATCGTAAAATTCTAGAATGATCTGATCGAATTCGCAATTCTGACTGACCCACTTTGCAAGATCTGGATTTGGCAATCCGTCAATCTCAAAGTCTACTGCCTCACCATTACAATGCTGCGACTTTGCAGAACCGCCAACAGCAGCATTGAGTGCTGGTCCACGATATCCACTATTGATTCGTACAGGCTTTGCGAAATGGCGGCGAACTGGCTCAAGAATTTTCTCACATACATTTTTTAGATTTTGAGCATGTTCGGCGTTTGGAGTATTATCAATTCTCTTACGAATTGCTGTTTCTGATTTCGTAAACTCTTTCAGATTGAAATGTTCAGACAACTGCATTTCTGGGCTGACTTTACCAGCCGCTGTTGCAGGAGCCGCTGCTGGTGTTACAACTTTAGGTGCTGCTCCAGCAGGTGCGCTCAATTGGCTAAAGTACGTTTTCGTCTTAGCCTTGCGATCTTCCAAGCCGTGTGTACCACCATTAACTTTCTTACTAATGGATAATATCGCAGCATCAGTCACTCCTTGATCACAGATTGCCCAAAGTTTATTTCTTTCGAAAAAGAACATTGCAGATTCAAATGCTAGTTCAGTAGCAACGAGATCTGGATTCGTCATTACATCTGGACGATTGCAATACTTCGAAAATGCGAGGTAATTATCTTTTCCAGTTAGTTGAAGCGCACCACGACCACGATATTTCCAACCATCTCCAGACGCTTCAGGACCATTGCCCATACGATTTGCATAAACGCGATTGGCGATTTTTTCTGGTTTTCTTTCATATTGGAGAGCAAGAGCATCTGATGAGAAATACTTTCCGAAAATTCCACGCAAGCCTTTGGCTCCGTAGTTTAGATTTTCTGAAAACGCTTTGAATCCACCTGTCTCATGCGCTGTCTGACCAAAGAAGTGAGCAGCACGCGCAGGAGAAAGTTTATAGAATGCAGCAGCAGCGCGTAGAGTACCTGGACCCCATGCACCGTCTGCTGTAACGCCAATCTTCTTTTGTAAAGCCGCTAAACTCATAAATCACCTCAGGCAATATGATCTTCGTCGTCATCATTAGTAGCAGCAACAGCCACTGCGCCTACTGCACCAGCAACAACTAGTGGAGCAACTTCTGCGACTGGTTCTGGAACCAAATCATCTGGTGTTGGATCACCAAGTGCTGGTTCTGGTGGTCGTGGTGCCTCTGGTGCTTTCTTATCGTCATTCTTACCCAACATAATACCTGAGAGAATACCAGTCAAGAATGTTGCGATTGGAGTGATCAACTCAAAGAACTTCGCATCGTTTGGCGATTGAGTCATTGGTTGCGTCACAAAAATCAATGAGTAGAGAACTACAAATACGATTCCTGTGAGAGTAAATGCAAGAGAAAGACCGACTGTAAATTTCAATCGAGCCATCAATTCGCTTTCTGTATAACGTGGACCTTTAAACATAATCATTCTCCTGTTGGTTCATCTTTACTAACTTCATCAACTGACACTTCATCTACAGTTGGTGTCACTTCAGCCTCAATCTCTGCTGCTTCCTTTGGCGGTAGACCATTTAGTGTATCGAAACAAAATTTATCGACTTCACATAATGGGCGATTACATTCAGGATTCTTAGCATTTGCTGGATCCTGACAAGGATATCTATATGTGTCCGAGCATCCAATAAGTGTACATGACAAAGCAAGCAAGAAAATTATTTTCTTCATTTCATTTTTTCCCGTGCTTTAGGTAAAACATTGCGCCTGTAACCTCATCCTGTACAATAATTCCAGAATTTGGATTTTGCGCTGCGAAATCACGAACATCTTCGCCAAGAGAACCAGAGACGTAAGACGTATAGTGTTTGAACTTTTTCTTTCCGTGAACTGCTTTATGATAGTCTTCAGAACGAACTTTGAAAACTGGAATGCCACCGAACATATCATGCGGTGCAATTCGACGAAGCATTTTCTTTTTTGTAGTTACACCTTTACCGACAGGTGTTTGCTCTGGTGGGCTGGCAGTTGGCATTCCTGCTACTGCGCCACTACCGACACTCATCGCAATTTGTTCTGAAAACTCTTTGAATTTTTTCATCGATTAGATTTTTCTCAGTATATCTACAATTCTATTATCTAAAGGTATATCACTAGAAATAATATTCTGTTCGCGTATACCTTTTACAACCTTTGGCATTGCTGAAGTATAGATCAAGAATGTTTTGAGTGCGCTGTAATCTCTAGGATCAATTCGCAAAAACAACATTCTCGTAGAGCCTTCAACACCAAATACATTTTGAGCCACAACAAGATGGTTCAGTATAAGCCTTTCTTTCAATTCTCCAGTGACGCGATATCGATGAAGCAATCGTTTTATATAACGGATTCTTTTATAATCTTCATCGAATTCGCTATCAATGCAGTTGGGCTTATCATAGCATTTTGCTGCATATAACAAAATATTGGATTCATTCAAATCATCAAAAAACATAAATTAGTATTCGCTATCGTTTCCTGAGTCGTCATCTCTTTTTGCATACCATGTTGATGGACGCATGGTGATTGCTTCGCGCTCTGCAGCCAATTCTTCACCAGTCATGCCCATCAAATCATCGAGTTCATCGCTGCTTACGACTTGAGCGTAACCATCGACAAATCCATCTGCATCGTTTGTATCAAAAACGATATAGAGATACTTCCCTGATGTTCCAAGAGAGTAGACCAATTCAGCACCAAGATTCAAAAACTCGGTAGTTGCTGATTGTGGGATCTGAATGCCATGACGCTCGCAAACTCCACGCAATTGCGCAAGAAATACTGGAGCGTTTTGATATGGCTTATCGGTCAATGTATCTAATTCATCGTTGAACGCATCTAGATTATTTTCTAGACGACGGTCATCGGTGTCGATTACATCATCGACTTGTTCATTGATATATTGTTTGAAATTTAGCATTATGATTCTCTTAGACCATTGGTCGTGTAATCTTTAGTTCTGGCTCAAGATTCACAGTAGCAGCTTTCTTTGCTGCGCTGATCATCTTATCAGCAGCCTTCACTTTCTTATTTACAACCTTCATAGAACCTGGATCTGCTGCTTCTTTCTTCATATTGCGTTCCATTGTGCGTTCCATAGACTTATGGACAGCAGCAAGAGTTCCAGCCTGTGGGCGTTTGACGACTTTTGATAGTTCATCAGACTTCTTTTGAGCAGCACGAACAGCTGGTGACATCTTGTAACCAGCATCACGCTTATCAGCACCAACTTCTTCCTTCTTCATCATCGCTGGAGGAGAAAGTTTCTTGTCGTGCTTCTCTGGATCATAAAGTTTTGCAGTGCCATCTTTTTCTGATGGTAGATTCTTAGGAAGATTGACTACACCACCACCTATTGGAAATGTGGTTGTGCGTTGCTCTTCGTTGATAACCTTTGCTTCTTGGATTTTGAAACCAAGAGCACGTTGTTGATTTGCTGCACGATTGATGGCTTCTTCTTCGTTTGAAGCCTCAACTACACGAGCAACGGAATCAACGCGACGGCGCAATGAAATGTGTTCATGTCCAGGATTTGTGTATTTTAGTTCTACGATATATTTCATTTTACTTACCTGCCTTCATTGCCTTTTGAGCGACTGATTTTAGACGTGCTTTGATTACATCACCGTATGTGATTTTATTTTTATCACCATGATGTGCAGCGAGTTCCTTTTCCTTTGGAGTTGTTGGAGTTGATCCTTCTGCTGCTTCTGCAGCCATAGCAGGTTTCTTTGCTAATTGAGAAGGTTTGAGACCAACAGCCTTATTTGGTCTTGGTGGGATTAGAGGATTATTCTCATATTTCTCCTCAACTTGCTCTACTTCTTCGTTCTTTTTATAAGCCTTCCAAGCAGTTGCATAGGCAATTGACTTTTCTTTTGGAGTCAATCCACCCTTTGCATATCCTGACTTGATATGCTTGACCATACGCTCATACTTTGCGCCTGGAGGTGCTTTCTCAGATACCTGCTCAACTTCTTCCTTCTTTAGTTCTTTTGCACGACGCTCAGAAGCTGGCATTTCTTGATCTTGTTTTCTTTGAAGTTCAGCAGCACGCTTATCTGAAGCAGGAACTTGACCCTGTGCGCCAATCTTATTCAATAAGCTGGCAACAGCAGGTCTTTCTCTGGCTAGATCAGCAACTGACTTTGTTGTATCAGAGTGGGCTTTTGCGCCCATTGAAGCGAGAGATAATGCACCAACGGCAAGTGCCTTGGCAACCTTACCTTCATCAACTTGTTCAACTTCTTCATTTTTAGTTGTCTTTACGTCAACAACTTTACCATCTTTTTTAGTGGTGACAACTGTTTTGTCTTTATGCACTACTGTTGATGTAGATGGAATTTTTTCCATTTCTTTTTGCCATTCTTTAGGAAACTTTCCACCATACCCCTCATTCATTTCGCCTTCCATATAATTGGCGGCGGTTGCAATATAATCTTCAGCAAGAGTGATCTTGCTCTGAACCCACTCAGGAAGGTTTGTTTTGTCGTCAAGCATATCATGCATGCGCTTTGCATTGGCTAGAATGCTACGCAATTGAGACTTTGCCATATCGCCTTCGTAATCATATTCACCTGCATCAACAGGTAGACGTGGCGCTTCTGATACAACTTCTTCATTTTGCATTTCTTTCATTTTCTTCATCATTGCTTGTTTTGCAAGCCATTTTGCTTGAGACATTGGTCCTCCTCGTCCTCTGCGAACTGGGTTTTTATCTGGTGTGAATGGTAGATCTTTTTCTAGACGTTCTGTTTCTTGACGATTTGTGACGATATCTTTCATTCTACCTTCCTCTAGTTCAACTTCTTCCTTTTTGACAGAATATGACACTGTTTGTTGACCCTTAGAGTCAGTATATGTTTGCTTGTATACCTTACCACCATGTTTCTCTACATGCGCAAAGGCATCTGATTTTTTATCAAATCTATTTGTAGGTGGCTTGATCATTGGAGATGCTTCTTCATTATATCCTTTACGAATATGCAAAGACTGATGAAGATCTCTTAGATCGTCATGACCTTCGTTATCTGGATCTACAGTTGGAATATCAAATCTTGCTTGTCTCTTTTCTGATTTTGACTTTGAAAAGGTTTTCTTCAGGAAATTGAGACGATCTTCTTTTGATTTGATTGGCTCTCTTTTTGGTGCTGCTGTTTTTTCTGCTGCTTTGGCTGCTCTTGCTGCAGCCTGAACTTTAGAATGCTGATCGCGCGTCAATGGAGCGATGGTATCTTTCATCTCACCGCTACCATGCTCGCCACCAACCTTCAATCCTTTTGTAGCACCGTAGGCTTTGAGGCTCTTGGCTTGAAGTGCTTTCGCTCTTTCTGACGGCTTGACTTCTTTTGATGCCTGTTTGACTGATCCAGTCAAATGAGCAGGCAACTCCATCTTGTTTCTTTTATACCAAGCCTTTTGAAAGGTTGGTGACATTGTGTGGAGTTTTGTTGGAATTTTGACTGCCATTGATTAGCCCTTTAGTGTTGATGACAACATCCAAGCAAGTTTCTTGTGTTCATCATAGAGTTGTGTTAGGAAATCATTTAGTCCAATTTCATCTGCGGCTTCTGCCATTTTTGCACATGCCAAAAGACCAGCAAGAACTTTGGTATTATCTGCTTCGAGAGCAGCGACCATTTCCATTGCAGTCAATGGTTCTTTGTTTTCCATAATTTTAGATTTTGCAACAATACTCGCAAGATTCATTGGAGCAGGAGCATTCAATGCACGAATGTGTTCAGCAAGATCATCTATCTTACTAAAAGTATTTTCATAAATCTTACCGAAGAAATCATGTAACTGAGGGAAGTCTTTGCCAGTTACATTCCAGTGAAAGGAATGGGCTTTGAAATAGAAAACAAATGCATCTGACATCACATTATATAATGCGTCGATTAGAGCTGGTTCTGTTTGCTCAGAAACCATTTGCTCCGCCTGTTCAATCAAATTATTATATTCCATCAAATTCCTCGATCTTTACGATCAAATCAGTCGTTCCCCGTTTTATTCTATGATAGGTTTTCTCGGGGATAAAAAACCGATCTCCTTTATAAAGTTTTTGAGGTAGTTTATTTTCGTATTGGATTTCCCAACCACTACCCTCTAAAACCTCAATATATCTACCTTTTTCGTCACGATGCCATACTAGTTCATCACTCAAAACATTATGACGAAAAGTTCGAACAAACGTCCAATTATTTAGTTTTTCGTCCAAATATGGCTTGTTCACTTCTTTTTACCACCATGTCTTACCTGAATTGCTAAAGAAACGTGGCCAACGGCATGCCCAGTAGGATGCGCTAGTTTTATCCGTGTTTGTCAAGCAACGATGGCGAGCGACAAAAGAGCGAGTTGCTGCAGGATCCATATACTTTTTCTTCATTCCAGACTTACTGAAACTGACTTTACGGACTCCGTCGCCAACTCGAACATAAACAGCACCACCACCGCCTTCTTGCCATGGCTTGCCGATACCCTTACCCTTTGTTGGATCATCGGCTTCGTTCACGGGAACGCAGTTAGGGACCATCTTATCGCCCTTCTTCTTCATTCCGCGCTGAGTGTAGCCTTTCCAACATTCTTCTAGACCCTCCTGAACAGGATAGTCAAGAACAACTTGCTGACCTTCAAACTCTGCGATCTCGCCGATGTCTGAATTGAGCATGTCTCTTTCCCAGTCATCTTTAGGCTCATAACTGCCTTCTTTGTAAAGACGCTTGGCTTCGCTGATCATATCAAAGAACATTTCTGATCCTGGACGGAAAACATTCTCAGTAAATGAGATTTTGTTCTCGAGGTGATATGATACTGCCTCTTCTAGAGTTGGTGCCAACTCTGTAAGATTTTCTAGAGTTGACAATTTTTGCTCTGTTTCTTCGAATGCCGTATAGCGAGAAGCGACTGGCAATCCCTGAAGAGCTGCGTCTGTGTGAGTTGGAGGTGTTATTTGAGAGTTCTTTGGCTTTTTCTTTTTTGGATCAAAGACAGGTTCTAGATTTACTGTTGAGTCTCCGCCAACTTCCTTTTCTTTTTTGGCTTCTGTTCTGAGATCTCTGAAGCGTCGAGGAACACTTTCTCCATTTCCATTTCCAACTTCTGCATTTGTGTCATTTTCGCAACCACAACCTTCATTTGATTCCTTGGTTTGAGTAGTTGCTTTAGTGCTGAAAGCATTTGCTATCTCCTGGTCTTGTCCTGGGGTCATTGCAATTGCATGCTTTCGGTATTCGTCCGTGCCCACTAATTGCATTTCGAATAGTTCGTCAATATTTTCTAGTTCTTCTCTTAGATCTTTATCAGCAGTGTGATATGTTTTGCCCTTATTGATATAAGAATTCACACGAGCATGACCCCACTGTTGTGGTGTCGTTCCTGGGCGATGTCCAGAATTCCAAGCAGCAACACCACGCTTATAAACCTTACGCAATGTTCCTACAGAAATACCAGACTTTGCGGCTTTTGCTGAGAGTGAAGAATCTGATTCTTCAACGCGACCTGTCTCTTGACGCTTATCCATCACCTGAGTAATATTGCCACTTCTTGGTGCGCGACGTAGTTTTGATGGCAGATCTTCAGCTGCTTCGCCCATCGCTGCTTTATGAATGTGACGATTTTGATGATGTAAAATTCTCCAGTCACGACGATCTCGTTCTCTTTGAATTTTCTTTTCTGCGTCAATGTGATCAGCAGCAGTCATTGGTTCTGCTTGTTCCATCTTTGCCAGCAATGTATAGTAATCTGGCTTTTCCCAGAGATGAGCGAGTGCAATAATCTTTGCGGTTGCTTCGTCTTTGGTGTGTTCCATCTCAACCTGCATACCGCGCTTCAATGCTTCGATAATAGAAGCAACTGAAACTTTATGTTTCTCAGCGATTGATTCTACGGTATGTGGAACCTTCAAACTACCTGAAACCTGTTCGTCCATCATCTTACGAACAGCAATAGTATGCTTGCTTGGTTTTGTTTTCGCAGTTGCATCTCCAGGAGCTGGCTCATACGCTCTTGGATCTTTATCTGACAACTTGCCCATCTTTTTCCAATGAGTCTTACGTGCCTTTGCGGTTGAAGTGCTCAAACCTCGAACGTACTTTTTTGGAAGCCCTGTTTCTTTGTCCTTCGCGACGGGAGGAAATTTCTTTTCGCGAAGGTGCAAAAAAGTTTTTGGTTCTGCTGATTCAAGCATTGGTAAACCAAGTTCAACAATTCGCTCAAGAAGTTTTTCGATTTGAGAAGCAAAGAAAACTCTTTCAAACTCTGATGACTCGTTTAGATTGATTGAGTTATTGAAGATATATGCTTCAGTTTGCTGAGCAAGTTTTTCTGCCTTGAGAAACTTATCAATGCGCTTTGACTCAGAGATTGGTTGTTCTCTTTGTTCATTGCGCAAACGAGAAACTTTGTTCGAAACAGTTACATGAACGAAGTCAAAGACATATCCCTCAAGCATCGATTGAATCACAGAAATCTTTTCTGGATCATTCGCGCCATTGATGACGATGTTTTGCTTTGACTCATAGAGTTCTGATGCAACTCCATTCAGAATTTGATCTGCTTGCACTTCGGTCAAATCGAAACGAGAAAAGATGTTCTTCAGAACATAATCCTTTCCGCTTCCAGGACCACCAAGTAGAAAAATGCCGACGGGGTTTGTTGATTCCATTTGCATACCTGCTTTTACTCTATCATGTATATGTTTGCCAAGTTTTTTATCACTGTAGTGTGAAACGAATTCGTCTTTCTTTCCAGAAGCAACTAGACCTCGAAGTTTAGAGGCAGACATACCTTCTGCTCCCTCTGCATCTGGATCACGATTACCTGCTGAAACAACGTTTACTTTTTTGATTCCAGGAAATTCTTTCTTTCTGTATTTAGAAAGTAATCCGTGGAACTCTGCAACGCGATCTGAGCCAACAACCATGGTCACATTAGTATGACCTTTCTTCTCTAAGTGCTTCATAGCATCTATTGCTGTACGCAATTTACTGTGAGAAACAATATTCGCGTTTGGGAATAGTCTGCTCATCGCATGCACTTTATCGTCATGGCTCAATGGATTCTTTTTCGCATCTTGAGAATGTGATGGGAAAATGTAATGACGACCACCAGTTTTCTCGGCATGATCTTGAACAGCTGATACAAGTTTACCATGACCAACTTCAGTTGGTGGATTGAAGCGACCAAAGGTGAACGTGGCTTTACTCATATGATACTCTTTTGCGCTTTGAGTTCGGCTGAACGTTTACGATTTGCTTCAGTGAATTTACGAGGTACAAATTTAGCATTACCAGAAACAAATCCCTCGCCAGCAGCCTCTTGACCATGGATGTGATGCGAATATCCACCATGAGCCGTTTTAGATAGAGCGTCAGCAACTGTATAAGTCGCTTGCTGTAAGTGGCGATGAATGTCGAAACTGCGATCAAACTTTTCTAGATTATCGTTGACATGATTGGTTGCGGCTTTCATGTCTTCAGTCTTACGAGCCTTTGTCTTTTCGGTTTTGACTTTATCAATAAGTTTCTGATGATGTTTCTCTAAGAACTTTGTATAACCTTTAGCTGAAGGTTTCTCGCCAGTATCAATCGTAGAGTTTGAATATCTCTGTAATGTTTCTTCGTGTCCTTCATGGTGTTCGTGGCCATGACCTTTCGCCATCGCTTTAGCCGTAGCGATATGTTCTAGTGCTTTTCTTTTCGCTTCAGGAGAGAGTTTTCTTTCTTCTGGAGAAATGAGGTGGCTCATTACATGAACATCAGGGTGATCTTTCAATTCACCTGCTTCAATAGGGGAAGGCTTGCCCTCCGCATTTAGTCTAGAGTGTAAGGCGATACTCAACGGAGCCTTTGCGAGTTTCTTACCTTCTGGAGAGTTTTTATCTACAGAATAGCGAATAGTATTTGGTTTGTGCCCAATCTTACCATCTTCTTCGGTGCGATCCTCGACAGCACTGAGATATCCACCCTGATACTCTCCTGGACCCTCTGGAAGCACTTTATGAATATGCTTGAGAGCATTCATAAGTGGTCCAGCGATATATGGCTTTTCGCTATGTTGCTTCTTAATATCTTCTGCGGAATAGTTATATTGCGCACCAGGACCTTTGTATTTGACTCCAATCTTTCCTTCAGGTGTGCGAATAACCTGAAACGACATGCGATCGTCGATTTTACGAGTCAGTGGAGCGCGACCGCTAATAACACCTTGAATTGATGAGATGGCTTTGTTTACACCACCGCGATTAGCGTGCAGCGTAGGTTCGAATGCGTGTGGAAGGTGTTGGATTCCGCGAGCAGGTGCCTTTTGCTCTGTTAGAAACGGAATATATTGTTTGAAACCAAACATACTTTCTTCCACACTGTGGGATATAGTATATTTAGTTATTTTGTTCGGTTAGAATTCCGTAAATAATATCATCAACCGTTTGCTGAATCGAATACTCGGGGCGATATCCGAGTTCTCTCAGTTTGGTATTATCCATAAAGAAAGAGCGAGACGACTGGACTTTCTTATGAAACTCTTTCTGCTCGATCGTACGAATTTCTGATCCAGAGTCCATCGAGTCTCGAGCATAGCGAATAATATCTCGGAAGATTATTCCCTTACCGTTTCCGATATTGTAGATACTATTTTGCTCGCCAGTTCGTACACAAAGATCGATTGCTCGAGCGCAATCCCTAACATCAATATAATCACGATAAAAATAACCAGAGTCGTAGAGGTCGACTGGTCGGTTGGCTTTGAGTTCTCCCAGTAAATACTGGAGTGCGTTTTTCTTCGCAGATACTTTCTTATCTTCTTTACCAAGGACATTAGCCAGCCTCAAGATACGATAGTTCAGATCAAACGTCTCGCAGTATGACATAAGCAACTGCTCGGCGCAACGCTTTGTGATTGAATAAAATCCCTTTGGATCGCAAGACTCAGTCTCGGGGATGCCACGAGAGCCTTCCCCGAAACCAGAATCTTTACCGTATACAAACCAGGAACTGACGAAATTGAACGTTCCCTTCTCGCCAGTTTCTTTTATGTACTTACGATATTCGTCGAGAACCTTCATCAATACAACGAGATTAGTATCAATATCCAATAGAGAATTGACGTGTACATTATAGTTATCAACGGTACTAATAAAGTAAACGCAATCGGCACTCCGTACTTGGTAATTATCTCTGTAATTTTTGATCCAGCCTTTGGCGACGTTACAGTATTCACTTCCGACAAAACCATATCCTCCAAAGACGTTTACGATTGCCATTTTGACATCACGCTTTCGTAATAGGCAAACACATCCTCGCCATAATGCGGTGGGCATCCAACGAAGAATACGTTGCTCAATGCCTTGTTTGCGTTTGGATACTTCGAAGCATCGTCAAGATGCTTATAGCCAGGATGCAGCAGAATATTTCCAGCGAAGTAATTGCGAGTTTGAATCTTGTTTTCTTCGCAGAATGCTTGAAGTTTTTCCTTCAGTTCAGGTGTATCCGTAATCAGTGGTACGCCGAACCATGACGGATCAGCCAAGAGAAGATTCTCAGCAACACGAACGCCTGGAATATACTTCTCAAAGAGATGCTTGATGCGCGCAAAGTTCACACGACGCTTCACATCAATCTCATCGATTTTCTTCAACTGCTCAATACCGATAGCACCTTGAAGATCTAGTGGCTTGAGATTATATCCCATGTTTGTGAAGAGATACTTGTGATCAATTATTCCATTATATCCTTCAAGCCATTTATCAAAGCGATTACCACATGTTCCACAAGCCAATAGATTAGCAGCACCAACGCAACGGCAATCACGACCCCACCAGCTAATGCTGCGAGCAGTGTTGATGAGTTGCTCGTCGTTTGAGCAAACCATGCCGCCTTCGCCTGTCGAAATGTGGTGAGCAGGATAGAAAGATGTTGTCCACGCATAGTAATAATCCGTCAGCAGTTTACCATCCCAACGAGTTCCGAGTGAATCGCAGTTATCACCAATCAAACGAATGCCATGCTTTTCGCACATAGCCTTGATTCGGTCCATATCTGGCGGATTGCCAAGAACAGGTGAAACAAAAATTGCAACGGTCTTATCAGTGATCCACTTCTCAACGTGATCAAGATCAAAATTGAGCGTCTTCATTTCAATATCAACAAAGACTGGAGCAAGTCCATTTTGAACCAATGGAGCAATCGTAGTCGGGAACCCTACTGGTGAAACGATAACTTGATCACCATCTTTCCAACCCAAGTGCTTCTTGAGAGCAGCAACCATGGTAAGGTTGGCTGATGAACCAGAGTTCACCATATGGCAATGTTTGACGTTGAACTTATGCCCAAATGCCCATTGAAACTTGGCAACATTCTCACCAGAGACAAGCCACTTGCCTGTCAAAAATGCAGTGACGCCAGCAATAACTTCCTTCTCGTCCCAATATGGACCAGAATAGAATACTGTATCTTTCTCAGGATTGAATTGCTTACAGTTATACGCATACTTCGGCGTACCAACAGCGGCAACCAATTCTTCAATCATTTGCTTCACGTCACTCATTATTTTGTCCTCAAGATTTGTCCAAGATACTTACCATAGTCCGATTTGGTATATTTTGCAGCAGCGGCTCTCACTTGATTCTCAGTGATCCATGCATTCTTGTATGCAATTTCTTCTGGACATGCGATCATCATTCCAGTTCTACGTTGCACAGAACCAACAAACACAGAAGCCTCTGAGAGAGATTCGAAAGTTCCAGTATCAATCCAAGCAATACCACGATTCAAATACTCAATCTTGCAATCATGGTTTTGCATATAGATGTTATTGATGTCTGTAATCTCGAGTTCACCTCTTGCTGAGGGAGTAATCCTCCAAGCATATTCTACTACGTTATTGTCGTAAAAGTAAAGCCCAGTCACCGCATAATTGCTGGGTGCAAATTTGGGTTTTTCAACAATCTTGACAGGATCGTCGTTGCTGTCTAATTCAATAACACCAAATCTTTCTGGATCAGCAACATGATATGCGAACAATGTACAGCCGACATTATTCCAATTTGCTGCATTGAAACGATTGATCAATTCGTTTCCGTAGAAAATATTATCGCCAAGAATGAGTGTTACGTCATCTTTTCCGATCCACTTTTCGCAGATACGGAAACATTCAGCAATACCTTTTGGCTCTTGCTGGATAGCATAAGAGATACTGATTCCCCACTGAGAGCCATCGCCACAAAGACGCTTGAAAGCCTCTGCGTCGTTTGGAGAATTCACGATCATAATATCGCGGATGCCAGCCATCATCAACGTTGACAATGGGTAGTAGACCAACGGCTTGTCATAAACTGGCAATAACTGCTTTGATGTGACTTCCGTGCATGGGTATAGACGAGTGCCCATACCACCTGATAATATAATCCCTTTACGCATTATAATACTCCAATGTTTTTTCTAGACCTTGAACTATTTTAGTCTTTGCAGCCCAGCCAAGTTCTCTATAAATCTTACTTGCATCCATTGCATATCTAAAGTCATGACCTTTCCGATCAGTTACGAAATTGATCCAGTTCTGATACATGTTCACTGGCTTACCCATGAGATCAAGAATCAATGTAACCATTTCTAGGTTACTCATCTCATGACCACCGCCAATGTTATATCTTTCACCAGACTTGAAGTTCTCACCGATTGTGAGTAATGCTTCACAATGATCTTCAACATACAACCAATCACGAACATTTTGACCTGTTCCATAAACTGGAATCGGTGTATTGTTTTTGATATTACGAATAACTGTAGGAATAAACTTCTCATCATGCTGACGAGGACCATAGTTATTCGAGCAGTTAGTTACAACTGCCTCAACGCCATGCGTGTTTACATATGAGCGAACGAGATGATCACTGGCTGCTTTGGTTGCAGAATACGGATTGCGTGGGTTATATGGAGTATTCTCGTGAAATGGTGCATCACTTGGACCAAGACTACCAAATACTTCGTCGGTAGAAATATGAACTAACTTTCCGCCATGTTTGCGAATCGATTTTAGAATGTTGTGAGTGCCCGTAATATTAGTGCTGATGAAATCATCGTCACCAATAATAGAGTTATCGACATGAGACTCAGCAGCAAAATGGTAAGTAATTTTTGGGTCATAATCGTGATAGATTGCATCTAGGGGAATACGATTCCGAATGTCGCAATGCTTTAGATGCACGCGATCTGTTGGAATTCCTTGAATGTTGTTTATTCTTGCAGCGTAGGAATGGTTGTCTACGATGACAATATCTTCTTTAGGATGCTTTTGCAGATGAGCAAAAACGAAATTAGAACCAATAAATCCCAAACCACCAGTCACTAATATAGTCATAAAATATTATCCCTTGATCATTTTCATACCTATTCTATTTCCTACTGGATTCGGCGTACTAGAAGGAGAATGGAATTTGAAGTTAGAACCAGAAAATGTTTTAGTTATATATTTCAAATCTCCATTCTTCCATTTAGTCGGACCCCCGATTTGCGGAACATGGTCTAGATAGATTTGATTTACCGTCAAAGTTCTTGCTGCCATTGTTAGAAGTTCAGTGGCACCGTTTTTAGGATCATTCAACCAACTCATCATCTCACTGGTGATCGGAAAGTGTAGTAGTCCCCACTTTTTATATCTTGTGCCAGCAGTTCCTGCAAACACGGAGCGCATCTTTGCCTCACCAGCCTGTCCACCCAGTTGAAAATTTGCTGCAGAAAACAGAGATGAAAACTCTTTCATACAGGTATCAAATTTGCCGCAAGCATCTATGGCTGCAATGAGGTGTTCTTGCTGAGGTATTCCATTGCTGTAGCCTGTCTTCAAATCCTTTCGCTTCAGTATTTTTATGAGTTCGGTGTATCCAGGCATATTCAGATATTCTGCTGCTTTGAGAACGCCACCATACACAGATTCTTTATTGATTATCTGTAGCACTTTCAACGCTCTCTGTTGCTTCTTACTCAATGATTTTGCATCTAAGGAATTCAATGCACCCTCAACTGCAGTAATTGATGGAGCGCCACCAACGCCAGCCTTTGCAGAAAACTTCTCATCAATATTATTTTTTACTAAAAAGTAATCAACCAATCTTTGAGATTCTGACGATGGAAATTTGGCTGCTGAATATCCTTTGCCTGAATTCAGCATATAAATTGCACCAGTGACTTCTCCGAAATCAGATGTGAGAACTCCGATATCTGCTCCAGTCAATCCACTGAACTCGGCACCAAATGTTGGTTTACCTGCAGCAGATTTAGCAACCATATGACGGCATGCATTCTTAGCGGCAGGGCTAATTGGTAGAGAATTGATTTTGGTATTGACGGTTTTTATGATTGTTGCTGCGTTCAATGGCTTCATAGTGTTGAGACCAAATTTAGCAGGTGTCAATAATTTCTTTTTGATCGACATTATTTGTTATTTTTATAAACCTTTTTCAAAAACTTATACCAAATTCTGGGATCTTGTTTACGAAAGTGCATACGATACATAAAGATGGCTTCGCATTCTTTCCAGCCAATTTTATGAGCCTTTCGTAACTTATTTATATCTAGTTTCTCAGCCTGAGTTTCGTATGCATGAGCGTCGAGTTCATCAGGATTGCCATAATACATTGCCTTCATCTTGTTCTGTTTAGGCTTCGGCTTGTATTCCTTTTGTAAAAGAAATGGGCGATGTCTCTGCTGATGTTTATGGCGATACTCATGGTGTATCGCACGAATAATCTTTACCGCAAGATTATGAGCACCCTTTTCTGTAATGATTACTTTTTTAGAATCCTCTGGAAAGTTTAGACAGATATAGATGTGCTCAGGGATTATATCTGAAATTCTCATACAATAGTGACCATTTACAATCACATTATGATCAGGATAGTAATCATCATCAAATCGTTCTGATGAGAAACAAACGATATATGGCTTGAATGCTTTATTCAGTTGACGAATCATAGAAGGAATATGTTTCTCCCCAACCCAGTTTTTGGACAGAGCATAAACCTTCTTTTCAATCTTCTTCAGTTGCATTACACTTTCAGATTCTTGAATTTGTCTGTACTTCGACCTCGATCAAAGACTGGCTTTGAATCATTTTCTTGCATCACAGCATCTTGGGCTTTCTGTTCAAGATCGTATAGTTTCATCTTTGCGCGATCAACTCCGATTGTGAACCTTTTATGAAGATTCGGATCGTTATAACGATTCTTCAACTGCTTCACAAGCAACTGATTCAATTGCTGCAACTCTTCAGTACTAACAAGAGCGAACATAAAGTCAGCAGTAGCAGGGAGACCAAAACTCTCTGAAGTGTCTTCCAACCCAGGATCAGAGTTACTAAATCCTGAGCGAGTTGTCTGAGTAGCTGAAACAATAGGTACGTTGTTCTCAACCGCGAGTCCACGAAGTTCCTCAGCGATCGCTTTGATATAGGTATACGAATTGACATTTGCACCTGCCTTGATTCTTGACGATGCACAAATATTTAGATAGTCAATAAAGATAATATCTGGACGGAAGTTCTTCTTGAGAGCCAGATCGTTGATCAATGCTCGGAAGTGAGC